TTAGGACCCCCCCTAAAAAAAAAGACCCTCTTTTGAAAGAAGGTCTAATGGCTCCATGCAAAGGAAAATTTAAGGGAAACGCAAGAGATATAGTGTCTGGTTAATCAGGTTGGCTATGTTGTCAATTTCGTTTTGGATTTCAGAGTCCTGGGGGAGTTCTTTTCTTTCTTCCATCACGAACTCTTTCAACTCCTCTAGCTCCTGCTTGGCAGTGGCTGCAGGGGAATAGTAAGTCTTTGGGAATGTCAGGGTCAATGAGTATTTACCCATGATCTTCTCTGCCACGCTATCAACCAGTTCTGGCAGCTCTTCGTAGAACGTGCCAAGGGCTGTGTGTTCAGCATAGCTTTTTGATTGCCAGTGGAGCAGGTGGGTGTTGGTTGCTGCATGTAGCAGGGTCAACAAGAATTCTGCGGTTTCTGCTTGTTTCATTTCTTTGCTCCAATGTGGGCTAGTACACGCTCTGCTGCTTCTTTGCGCCAGGGCTTGAGCAGTGGGTTTTCTGCGATTTTATGCCATTCTCCTACTTGCTTGTACCACGCATTGTCGAAGATCTTTGCTTTTTCTCTTTTTGACTTATCGCCTTGGTCAAGCCAGCAGTGACATTTGTAGCAACCCCACACTGTCATGCAGTCATCAGCCTTCAAGCCTTTGCCCTTGCCATGAATCAGCTCATTGCTATGGCATGCCACCGTTGTACTTCCCTCATCACCATCACAGTATGGATGGCACTCGAGTAAGCATTTCTCGCCTTTGGCAAGCTTTAGTAGGTCAGGATCGCGGTACATCAGCCTAATGCCCTTGCCTCTACACGGCTGTTGAATTGTTCTGTCTTCCAGTGTTCAAAGCGAAGTTTGGCTGCTTCCATGCGCCACTTGATCTCCTCCTCAATAGCCACTGCCTCTCTTAAACCTTTGAGCATGGTTTCATATTCAATGCTCATGTAGGCATCTATTTCACGGTCACCAAGGGTTTTCTTGTCACTCTCTGCCATCTGTTTGGCTTTGACTGACTTCAATGCGTTTTCAATGTAAACACGCTCTGCCTTTGCTTTGGCATATTCAGGGGCTTTGTCCCTTACGTAGTCAATCGCTCTTTGGGCTTCATGTTCACTTACCATTTTGTTTTTCCTTTTCTAACTTTGCTATACGGTTCTCAAGGGCTTTCACTTTCTTTTCAAGGTCAGCCAGTGTTGGTTGCTCTTTGTAGCCTTTTTCCCTGTACGGGACCGTCAGGCCAATAGGTTTGCGCTCATTCACTTGCGTCCTCCACCACGTTTGCGCCAGCCACTCATTTGTTCTTCTCCTTGAGTTTGGCTTCAATGGCAATATAAACATCCGTCAAAGAATGGCTGTTCCATGTCCGCATACTGTCACCAATCATGTTCAATTCATCCGTAGTCAACCCAACCCATGTGCGCAAATGCTCACTAGCGTTACGCTGCAGAGCATCTTCTGCGGAAATGATTGCTTCTTCTGTTTGTTGGTAATGATATTGATCTTCTGCTGACCATTGACCAGAATCACCAGAATCAGCCAATGCTTTCCATTCTCTGTTGTTAAGTTTTAACGCCTCAAGCGCCATGCGTAGTGCTAAATTTAACTGCTCAATTGCTTTACGTTCCTCTAATGTCATAGTGGGCTTTCAGGTAGTTGTTGTCGTTGTTGTTCAGCGTACTCTTTGATCTGCTTGGCAGTCCAAGGTACAGCTGGATATTCAGGGAAGGGCCACATTTCTTTTCCTTTACAAATACTTGTCTACAAGAACTTGAATTCCTTTATTCAAGTCACCACTACCTAGCTCTAATAAACTCTTCTTTTGGATAGAGTTAAGTACAAGATTGAAGGGTTGATCTTCTTTCTTGATTGCCGGTCTACCAGCGCCTGGTCGTCTACCGCCATGATTGCCTATTGGTCTACCAAGACGTTTTGATCTCTTTGCTCTTTGCTTTTGTCTTTCAATCTCTGCTAACCACTCAGGGGTTTTGTCAGGGTATTGGAATGGGTCATCAAGAGTTTTCATGCTTCACCTCTTGCTCGAATTGCGGCGTCAATCATCTTCTGTACTTGCGTGATGACGTGCTTCATGTTGCTGGCGCTGATTGCATCCAAGGTCATTCCGTTGGCCTTTAACACTTCATGTGCCTTTTTGAAGTCAGGTTCAGGGAACACGCTGATTGGATATGCCTCACACCAATTTTTAATGTGGGCAAACAAATCATCGTAATGCTCACGCTCTTTAGCTGCTACCAGTTTGGCAAAGTTCATCAAATGTTCGTTATAAAAAACAAAAGAGACCTCGCCAGAACGATGGTTCTCGACTCCATGTGACGCAGCCTGTCTAGCCATCTCAATGATTTCATCTTGTGTCATAACTGCCCTCTCCTCAAGTACTCAGCCAACAACAATGCCTCCGCACGGTTGTTATCCTTCTTTCTACTCAAAGGTGCATTAGGCCATAAACTTCTCGCAAGCTCTAATGATTTGTGTTTATCAGAATCAAGTCCTAATAGTTTTTTCCATTTCTGTGGCGTGACGTAGTGAACTGGAGATCTAAAAGCCTCACAGACGGCATCTATGGCCCCTACAGCGCGTCCAAACTTGAAGGTGCTACTTACCCCCTGTCCACTGAATGCATGCACGGATTCGAGGCTAAATTCAACGTCTTGTCTGTCAATGGCTTGGGTGAGTTCAGCTTTGAAGTCAAGAGTGTTGATCTTGCCATCGGTGTTTGAGATGTCTCCGCATGACCAATACTTGCCGTGATGGTCAATAACACCCCAAGCTCCGGACACAGCACCTGGGTCTATACCACAGTACAACTTCATGCTTGATCCCTAATCCAGATTGCAATAGATGCTGCCGTGTCGTTCACTGGGCCTTTCAAAAGTTCTGTGGCTATCTCTTCGGCTTTGGCTTTTTCTACCAGTTTGGCAAAGTCTTCCAGCTCTTGACCACTTGGGCCGGCTTCAATCCAATCGTCGTATTGTCTGCAAGTTGAAACAAGTCCAACTTCACGCGCCATGTCAAGAATTTGTTGTCTCTGCATGTTCTTTCTCCAATGATTGAATTACACGTACTTGTTTTGACCTGATACGTGCTGCCACGTAGTTGATCGCCTGTTCGATCTCTTTGACCGAAGTCTCTTCAAGCTGTTGGTCATGAACTTGCATGGCTAACTTGACCGCTTGCAGCTCTGGGCCCGTAAACAAAAATGGTTTGCCAGTAACACCACGCTTGCCCATGTTGTAGATTGCGTCTTGTGCTTCACGTATCTCTGGCAACCAATCTGATCCCTTCTCAGGGAATAGATGCGCTATTGCTTCGGCTTGGTTAAAGGCATGGATCAGGATGTCAGTGTGGTCACGATCACCTCTGCCGTACATGATCTCGTCAAGGGCTGAATGGTTCTTTGCTACCAAGGTAACACCGGCTTCAGGTACTTTGGCTACCTTCATGAACCCTGACTTGATGTAGGACATGGCATCTAGCCTGATGCCTTTAGGTTTGTATTTTTTACGCATTCAAGATACCCCATTGCTTTGCCATTGCTTCAGCAATACCAGAGTAGGTTTCGCTTCTAATCTTCCAGCGGTCATCGCTTGGTGCAAGTTTGTTTTGACCTGAATCAGTCTGGTTCCCCCAACGCTTACGACCATTGATGATCCTTGGTTCAATAAAGTTGGTTGGAGTTAACTTAGGTAGATTCTTTAGCCACAAACAAGTCTTCTTGCTTGCATCATGCCCAAACTCATACGGGTTGATGATTTGGTCAGGTTTGCGAATTCGGCTGGAGATAACGCTAACTGGGTTTTCTAATGCTATGCGTTTGATGGGTGCATCAAAAAGCTTTTGAACAAATTCCAATGCGTCTTCTGTCAGCTTTGGATCACGCAAGCCACGGGTAGTCCAATGCATACCGCTGACCGACAGGTAAGTGCATGGTGGATGAGCAATCATCAAGTCCCAATCATGGTCCAAGATTTCTGTCACATCGCCTTGATAGTGATCGCCAGAGTTTAGTGAGTCAGTTGGCAATAAATCACATGACATTGCATAGTGACCTTGCGCCAAGAATGCATCACGTACACGGCCTGAGTATTCACACGCGATTAGTACTCTCATTTTTTTCCTCTATCCTTCTTTTGATTAGTTCGGGTAAGTCAATAAACAGTTCTGATGGATCATCACGCAGCTTGCGGACCATCCATCTGGCGTGTTCGACAGTAGACGGATTCATCGCCATATCCGCATAGTGTT